TGCGCCTATGACCATGCCGAAGTTTAAGTTCGAATTACGTGCGAGTCAACAAGATGTATACGACAAGGTAACAGGCAATACAATTATTAATGCCCCTCCTAGTTGGGGAAAGACATTCACTGCTTTAGCTATAGTTGCAAAGTTAGCCCAAAAAACATTAATAGTAGTACATACTATTGCTTTGAGAGACCAGTGGGTTAAAGAAATTGAGTATACTATGGGGTTTAAGCCCGGTATTATAGGTAGCGGTAAGCTGGAGTTAGACCCACCTATAGTAGTAGGGAACGTGCAGACTTTAACTAAGAAAGTGCCCGATATAAGAGACTTATTTGGAACAATCGTGTTGGACGAAATGCACCACGTGTCCTCCCCTACTTTTGCTAAGATTGTAGACAAGTTGCCTGCAAGATACAAGATAGGGCTTAGTGGTACTTTGAAGCGAAAGGACGGTAAGCACGTGGTGTTCAATGATTATTTTGGGTACGATGTACATATACCCCCAAAAGAGAACTATATGGTTCCTAGGATTGCTACGGTTAGATCAGATATAAGATTCCCAGACGGAGCAAGAACTCCCTGGGCAAAACGAGTTAATGTAGTAGCTTATGATCCTAACTACCAAAGCTTGATAGCACAGATAGCTTCAGTATATGCAGCTAAAGGGCATAAAGTCCTAGTTGTAAGTGATAGAGTACAGTTTCTAAAAAACTGTGCAGAATTAACAGGAGATAGAGCAATATGCGTAACAGGAGAACTACCACATGAACTTAGGGAAGGAGAGCTTCAGAAAATTAAAGATGACGAGGCAGACGTATTATACGGAACTCAGAGTATTTTTTGCGAAGGTATTTCGCTTAATGAGTTATCTGTTCTTATTCTTGGGACTCCTATCAATAATGAACCACTTCTTATTCAGCTAATAGGAAGAGTTATAAGAAAGCAGGAAGGTAAGTTACAACCTGTGGTAGTAGATATCCATTTAAAAGGGAAAACAGCTACAGCACAAGCGAGTGCTCGAATGGGAGTTTATATCTCAGAAGGGTACGAAATAAAAAATTATACTTGACAATTATGTTAAACTTTAGTATAATATATATTCCAAATCAGAGGAGTTTCAATGATTTTTTTCAATTGGGAAACAATGAGCTTAATGGCCCAAGGTGACCCTAGAAACATTATTATAATGGTAGCAAGGCTTACTTACAATCTAACGTGTCACAGTCGTGATAGAAGTAAAGACAAACTTTACAAAGTAGATTTAAGAGGAGATAGCTACTTGTTAGAACCGGAACTACTCTTGAGGAACGAGAAAGGCGTCTCTATGAAGTACTTAGCAGAGTATGTAGGATTAGCTAGTTATAGAAGGTATATAGACTACCAGATGGCTAATGACTCTACACTCTCAGTTTTGCACACTCATATGGATCGAGAAAAAATAGAAAATAACCCCTTACTATACGTAAGGAATGATAAAATACACTTCAAATTAGAGGAACACTAGAAAAATGGCAATTACATTTAAGAACGTAACAGGAAAAGCAAAGAAATCATCAGCAGAAGCATACACATACAAAGAAGGCGACAATACAGTACGCATGGTAGGAGACATCTTACCAAGATATGTATACTGGACTACAACAACAGACAATAAGAGAGTTCCTATGGAGTGCTTAGCATTTGATAGAGAACAAGAAAGATTTGCCAACTTAGAGAAAGACTGGGTGCAACATCACTTCCCAGAGATGAAGTGTTCTTGGGCGTATGCAGTGCAAGTTGTAGACGAAGGCAAGCTTAAGGTACTAAACCTTAAAAAGAAATTATTTGAACAAATTCTTACAGCAGCGGAAGACTTAGGCGATCCAACAGACCCAGTAACAGGTTGGGATGTTAGATTTAAGAAAGTTAAAACTGGACCACTACCTTTCAATGTAGAGTACACTCTACAAGTACTGAAGTGTAAAGTTCGTGAACTTTCAGAGGACGAAAAGACAGCTGTCGAAGCATTGAAGCCTATTGACGAAATCATCCGTAGACCTTCAGCTGATGATCAAAAGACCTTCATTGAGCAGAACATCTTAGAAGGAGGCTCTACAGAGGTGCCTTCTGAGGTAGCTGAGGAAGTTAAGGACCTACTGTAATAATATAGAATTAAAGCCCCTAGGTAATTAACCTTAGGGGCTTTTTTTGGCTTGGAGAAACAACATAATGAAAATACTATTTTCAGCAGACTGGCATTTAAAGTTAGGTCAGAAGAACGTCCCCGTTACTTGGGCGACTAACAGATACGATTTGCTATTTAAAGAAATATATAAGCTAGAAAAAACTGTGGACTTACACATTATAGGCGGAGATCTGTTTGACAGGTTACCTACCTTAGATGAGTTAAGTCTATACTTTAAGTTTATAAAAGGTGTTAGTATACCTACACTAATTTACCCTGGAAACCACGAGGCGTTAAAGAAGAATACATCTTTCTTTACTAACTTGAAAGAGGTTACTGCGGCTGTAAATGACAAAGTTACTATTATAGATGACTACCATAAGATAGATAATATGGACTTTATACCTTACACTAAACTAAAGGAATTTGATCCAGAAGACTTCTCAGGGGATGTTCTGTTCACCCATGTTAGAGGGGAGATCCCGCCACATGTACAACCAGAAATAGACCTTGATACCTTAGCAGGTTGGGATCTAGTAATAGCAGGTGACCTACACTCTCACGAGAATTCACAGAAAAACATTATATACCCTGGTAGTCCAGTTACTACTTCATTCCATAGAAATCCTGTGGATACTGGTGTACTATTGTTTGATAATGAGACAATGAAAAGCTCTTTTATGAAGCTAAAGCTGCCTCAGCTTATTAGACAGACGGTTGCTTCACCAGAGCAGATGAAAAAGACAAACTATAACCATACTATATATGAGTTAGAGGGCGACTTGACTGAGCTGGCTAAGGTAGATGGAGATACGGAGTTGTTAGATAAGAAACTCGTTAAACGTAAGTCAGAGGCTGCCCTAATACTGGGTAGTGATATGACTATAGAGGAAGAGCTGTCTGAGTACTTACAATATATTGTAGGACTTAATACTAGCAAAACCAAAGAAGTACTAGGAGTATTCAATGATTATACTTAAAGAATTAAAATGGAGTAATTGCTTCAGTTATGGAGAGGACAACACTCTAGATTTAGAGAAAGATATACTTACTCAATTAGTTGGAACTAATGGAGCAGGTAAAAGTTCGATTCCTATCATCATAGAGGAAGCTCTATTTAATAAGAACTCGAAAGGGGTGAAGAAAGCAGATATACTAAACAGGCATAATGGTGCGAAAAGTTATAGTATTGCCTTACACTTTACAACTGATGGAGTATCCTACATAGTAGATATTCACAGAGCGGCTAACTTAAAAGTGCTTTTAACAGCTGATGGAGAAGACATCTCTTCGCACACTGCTACTGGTACATTTAAGACACTTGAATCGGTATTGGGCTTAGACTTTAAAACATTCTCACAATTAGTGTACCAGAGTACTACAAGCTCTTTGCAGTTTTTAACTGCCACAGATACTAATAGAAAGAAGTTCTTAATTGAGCTGCTAAACTTAGAAAGGTATATTGGCCTATTTGATGTATTTAAAGATGCACATAAGGAGTCCGCTGAAACTCTTAGCGAGATTAGAGGGGAGATCAATACTATAGAACAGTGGCTCGTACAACATAAGTTAAGCTCTTTAGAGAAGCGAGCAATAGAAAAGCTGCCAGATATGCCTACAGATGAGTTAGACGAGTTAGCCAGCCTACAGCTAAGATTAAGGAATATCGCTAAAACCAATAGGGATATATCTCAAAATGAGCAGTACAAAGCTTTATTAGGAAGAATAGACGCAGGGCAGCTAACTGAAGTAGTAGAGGCACCCGAAGACCCTAAAGACATTAACGCAGAGGTTGGGGCGCTTACCTCAGAAAGAAATCAAGCTAAAGCTGTTCTTACTAAACTGAACAGCTTAGAAGGAGTTGCTAAGTGCCCAACTTGCTTGCAAGAAATAGATGACGAGTTCAAACAAGAATTAATAGTTGAAGCGAGCTCATCTGTTAAAAGCAAGCTGGCTCAAATGAGTAAGCTAACCGAGGCTCTAAAAGGTATTCGTACTCAATCTCAGAGATTTGAGGAACATAAGACAGTTGTGGCAGAGTTTGAAAGACTCTCCACTTTGATAGACAAGGATATACCTGCCAAGCTAGAAGATGAGGCGGATATTGTCTCGAGTATTACGGAAGTACAGAACTCTATACAAGAGGTACAGGCTCTAATTTCTTCGATAGAAAAGGCTAATATAGCTGCTACTAAACATAATACCGAACTTGAGTACGTATCAAAGCAGATAGAAGAGTTTAAGGCTTCACTAGAGAAAAAGACGGTTAAGTTAAAGAACATTAATAATGAGGCCGCTAACTTAGAAGTGCTAAAGAAGTCATTTAGTACTAATGGTCTAGTAGCGTACAAAATAGAAAACTTAGTAAAAGACTTAGAGGAAATAGCTAATGTATACTTATCCGAGTTATCAGATGGGCGCTTCCAGCTTACCTTTGAAGTTACTAATGATAAGTTAAATGTTATCATTTCAGACAATGGGGATACTATACAAATTCTTGCTTTAAGTTCTGGTGAACTTGCTCGAGTTAATACAGCTACTCTACTTGCAATTAGAAAACTAATGGCTACACTATCTAAGTCTAAAATCAATATGCTATTCTTAGACGAAGTTATCAACGTGCTAGATGACGCGGGTAGAGAGAAGTTGATTGAGACTTTATTAAAAGAAGTAAATTTAAACACTTTCCTTGTATCCCACGGGTACACACACCCATTACTAGCTAAAGTTAATGTGGTGAAAGAGAAAGACACATCGAGGTTAGACTAATGGAAAAGACAACAGCAAATAAAGCGGCAGCTATGGTTAAGAGGTTCCCTCTTGTACACGTAGTATGGCATAAAAAAGATTGCCCTGTATGTGAGCATTTTATCCCAGACTTGGAAGAATTGTCTGAACTTCTA